TTTCTTCTGGTGAAATTATACATTTCATTCTTTACTACTCTAGACAATGCTTCAGTTTGCATTTTAATGGCCGTATTTTCCTCGAAAGGCACAAAAGGTATATTTCTATACTTGTAGAACTTTTCATAGAAATTAAGGTCTCTTTTTGCGTAATTAGAGAATATATCATCTACATCAGCAACATTCATATTTAAATATTTAGCAATTTGATTGATTATATCTTCATAATTGCCCCCATATTTAAGGATTTGGATTAATTGCTCTGCTTTGCTTGGTGTTAAATCTCTTATTTTTTTAATAGAAGAGCCAATGCTCATCAAAAAGTAAGTATTGGCTTGTTCTATTCTTCGAATTAATCGTTCTATTATTCTTTCACTTTCAAATTCATCTAACATAGGATACCTCCTATTTATTTATTTTAACTTGGTATTACTGTTATTGTTTCATTTGATGATATTCTTGTTGGTGTTGTTAAGAAAGCACCTGTACTATTTCTAAATATTGCCAAGTTTGAATATGGTACAGGATTTGCTTGTTCAGGTGCAAATGCCCAAGTTCCATCATAAGATGTATATGTTAATTCATTACTTTGCATTTTTGCAACACAATCCTCTGCTGTTTCTAATTCATTTGAATAATAGAATGTGTCCTTTGGTGGAAAACTTGTGTTAAAATCCTCATATTTTATATATGTAATAGTGCCATCAATCTTTTTTATAGATGAGCCATTGTTTTGCATATACATAAATGGTTGAAATATATATTCTCCATAATTAAAATATCTCCAAAGCCTACAGTCTGTATTATACCAACATACTCTATAACCACCACTTGACCTTTTCATAATTATATACCATTTATAATTTGCATTTGGTGTATATAATGTTACTGCTTCACTTGTTGATACAGTATAAGAGTTTACTATTGAAGTATAGTAATTATGCAAATTGTTACAAAGGTTCATTACTTCTTCAGTTAATTTTGCAGGTGTATCTATTGTCCCTACCCCACCACTTGGTATATTCTCTATTTCAGTATCAAAATCACTTGCTTGTATTGTTTCTTGACTACCTGTTTTTGTTCTAATTGCGTCTGCTACATCTGTTAAGAAATGGTCTAAATTATCTACTCTTGCCATTAATAACTACCTCCTAATGCAGTACCTACAAGTTCACTTGTTAAGTATTCTTTTAAGTTACTTGATGTCCAATGTGATGAGTTCCAAGCCTCTGCTACTTGTATTGCTGTATTACATTTATATACTGTTGTATCTTTGTATATATAATCACCTACTGCATAAGTAGAACTTGTACTATATGCACTTAAACCACAACTTGTATATATTGATTGTATTGTAGAGTTTTTAGTTGTAGTTGCTTTATCATCAACATATTTTTTATTTGTAAGTTGGTTATCTAATGTTGGTGCTGTTGTGTATTGTGTTCTAGGAATATCTACAAATGTTTTAACTCCACCCCAAGTTTGTGATGAATAGTTAATACCATAACCAATTACTGTTGTAGTATTTATACTTAATTGGTTTGAACTATTCAAATATAAATAACCTATTGTGTTTACTCCAGCAGCCCAGTAATTTACTAAACCTATATTTTTGTTTTTAGTCATTGTATCAATGTTAATATCTTCAAAAAAGATAATATATCGTGCTGAACAACTACTTATTGATGAATATGAACTTGTTGATTTTGCTTTGTAATATAAATAACCTGAAGCGTCATTTAAAAATATAATTCCCTTTTTTTGGCCATCTAATACCAATGGATTTGATGTACTTGTTTGGTATTGACAATATACTTCTGGTACTTCTTGTGTAAGATATGTACTTGTATCTATTGTTCCATCATTTTTTACTAATCCTGATGTTAATGATTTTTGAATATAGTTAGATAAATCAATATCAGTTGTACCTATTAACTCCCAATTATTATTAACATATAAATATTCTTCAAATACATTATTTGTACCTGTTGTTGTTTTAGGTACTAAATATAATATATCTGCTTCTCCAGTTGTAGGTAATGTTTCTACTACTACTACTTTTAGTCCAGAAGCACTACCACCACCTTTTTTACCTAATAAATAACTTGTTATATCTAATGCCATTATTCTTCACCTAACCATTCTTGACTTGCTAAATCATAAAAGAATATTTTTTGTGTATCCATTTCTACAAAAACACTACCATTGTCGATATAGCTTGTTAAATTTTCATCCTCATAAACTGTTGGTTTAGTATCTGTAGATAAACCTCTTAATTCTACAAAAATATATCTTTTATTTCCTTCAATCTTTGTGTTTTTACTTTCATTTATTGTTACCATATTTCTTTTCTCTCCCTTCTTGGTAATCTATTCTCCCCTAGTACCTAACAATTCATCCACACTAGGTTGAGTTTCTTTTATTTCATCTATTGCTTTTTGACTTTGTTCTAATGTTTCATCAGGTTTAAGCCATTGTCTTAATTCAACATCACTAATAATGCCTTTGTTATTAGCATAAATTAGTTGTGACCATTCAGCTTGTGTGTCCTCTAATAATGAGTAAGACCAATCAAAGCTTAATTCATAATCACCTTGTGGTGATAAATTAAAAGCATTTGCTAAAACATTGCAAGCATAGAAGAAATCTTCTAAACCTTTTTCAATGTTACTTCTCATATCATCACAAATTGTAAATGTATCATACATGCTTCTTTTAATTTCGGTAGCAGTTGCTTGATTTGTATCTACCTCACTTAATATTCCATAAGATGTGCCAATTTCATGTTCAAGTCTTTTATAAAGTTCTTGCAACCTTGTTGTATAATCTCTAAAAGCTGGATCATAAACCTCAAACTTCTTATCATTGTCATCAAACAAGAACTTTTTAAATAGTCCATCTTCTGGCAATGTTGTTAGCTTGCCATTTCTATCGGCTTTAAACATTGTTGCATCTACACCTACAAATGTTTCTTTTAATGAATACTCACGTACCATTTGTTTCATTGTTTGCTTTATTTCTAAAATTGTAGCTTCACAACCATAAGTAATTGGCACACCATATTTGTCATTTGCCTTACGATTGTTGATTGGTGATTTAATAAAGCCAAATAATACTCGGTCAACATTTGTTATTGTCCTAACTTCTTGAATGTCTTTCCAAAAGTCAGGTGTTGGTATCTTATTGCCTTTATCATCAGAATATTGTTGAGTAATAACTATGTTGCCATTTTTCACTTGATAATTAGTCCAACGTAAATAAGTTTTGTTATCTATATTTCCACCAATTGTTTTCTTTTCGGCTAGTATAGTTGCACCTGTGATTAGTTCGCCTTCCATACTATCAATTGTAATTCTATCTTGTGTTACAATATTATAAAATTCCTTGCCACCTTTTACATAAGGGACAAGTGCAATTCCACCATATCCATAAGACATTGAAGTAAACTTCTTTGCTTTCTTCCACATTGATTGACCTACCATATTAAGTAAGTCAACACGTTTATTGTCGCCCTCAATATTCATATTACTATCACTAATAGTATAATTTGCTAATTTATTTGAAAATATAGCATTAAAATTAATGTCATCTATGCTTTCATAAATTTTAGCATATTTACTATTGTCATCAATTTCTTTTTGTGTTGTTTGTGTTTGAACCTTAAACACATTTGTTAAGATCCACATCCATATATTTTTTAACATAAACTATTGCCCTTTCTTTCTCCAAATATTATTTAATGCATAACGTGTCGCATCAATACAATGGTTATTTGCATCAACATAACCACTAATGTAATTACCATCTTTGTCTTGTTCAAATTCATAGGTGCTAAATTCTTGTGCAGATGTAGGACATCTTCGTTGGTCAATTACAATTTTAGCAAGTGAACTCAACCACTTCATTGAATATTCCACACTTCCTGGGCCTTTTTCAGCACCTTTAATAAGTGAGCCATAAGCTTTGAAATCCCCAATTGACTTTGGTTCAGCACTATCTGCTATTATCATATCATCTTCGGTTACACCTTTTTCTTCTTTTAAATGTTCCCAAACATCAGCATTGCTCATTTTATTAACCACAAATTCATCAAAGATATAAAGTATTCGTTGTGATGGATTGTAACAGCATTTGATCCAAGCGAGAGGATCTGGAAACCAACCAAAGTCCATTCCTTGATAAATATAATCAAATGTTTTTATTTCTTCATCAGTAATTTCACGAAGTTCAACGTTTTCAAATACATTGCCACCGACACCTGTCATTTCACCAAGATATTCGTTTCGATAAAGTTTTTCATTGATGTCTTTTAAGAAGTTGGCTTCATCAATGAATGCTTGGCCGAGCCATTTCTTTGGCACACTTCGATAATCAGATAAATGTACCAATCGGCTATCTTTTGGGATAATTTTTTCAATGTTTACAAAGTGTTGAGAACTTGCTGGCGTGTTATATGAATAAAATTGGATAAAATCATCTCCACCACGAATTAATGATTGGTTGATTTTACGAACTTCCATCATTCCAGCAAATTGGTCAAATTCTTCATACCAAGTAATACCTACATACATGTCTTTTGGTGTCTTTAATGATTTGATTTTGCCATAGTCATCAGCACCTCTAAAGTAAATAACTTGGCCAGTTTTTAAGTTAGTCATTTCGAGTGGTGATTTTGTAAGTTTCCACCTATTTTTTAAACCTGGATAAGTTTCATCTAATGTATCAATTGCCCATTCAAGTTGAGCAAATACACTATCTTTTAAAGTGTCCTTAACTTTACGAAGAACAACAGCACACATTCGTGGATTGTTTTCTAGCAAGGTGATTATAACCTCACTAATAAATGAGGATTTGGTACTACCTCTACCACCTTCAAGATAAAATTCACGATAATCACGATCCAATATTGCACGATAAATGTCGGCAAATTGGCCAGCAATGTCTTTAGCTGGCAACTCAATTGTGATATTTTGCTCTTCATCTTTCTTTTCTTTTTGTTGCATTATATTGTATATTAATTCATAATTTTTTGCATTACCTAATTCAGCACCTTTTATTAAGCCTAATGTTACAAGTTCTTGATGTGTTAATCCCAAAGCATTTTCTTCTTCTTTTGTTATATTTTCAGGGATACCATCAAGACATTTATCTAATATTGATAACATAGTGGCTTTCTTACGTTTAGCTTCAGTAGAAGCAGCTTGGCCTTTTCTTGATAGTTCACTATGCCTGCTCGGTGTCATCTCGGTGAATGGTATTAAATTATCTTCCCTAGCCACTTATTATCACCACCTACTTTTCTCTTTGAATTTTTTTATCAAAACAATTATAACATTTATTTTTGTTTTTGTCTATTAGCAATGTGAAATATAGTTTCGTAGTCGAGGTCGTTGTTTAAGTATTCCCAGATGCGATCTATTTTCCAGGTTTCGAGGTTTAAAGAATAGAATTGGTCATGGATTTGGCGAAGACAAAGAAGTTTGGAATGGATGTCGAAGACTAAAAAAGACGATAAAATGCCAGTGTAATTGGTTTTTATCGCCTTGAGATTTAAGATAATAGATTGAAAAGTGTAAGTTTCAGGTACACCAAGTTCTTGTAAATTCATAAAATAACCACCTTTATTTTCAAGAATAGTATAACATGAAGTAGGATAAAAAAGCAAGATAAAAGAACAAGGAGGTAAATTAAATGAAAATCTTGTTCTTCTACAAAAATAAAAATAGGTTAAATGTGACTTATTCAAGTCAAGATAAGTATAACATAAAATTAAGAAGTTGGCAAGGAGCTATTTTTTAAGTTCTTTGATTAGGTAGATGATTAAGCTTATTATTGTGCCGATTAGAATGATGCCATAGGCAATAATTACAAATATGTCAAATATGTTCATTTGTTATTCTCCTTCAATTCTTTTAATTCATCTAATAATCTAAGACCTATTTTATATTCATCACTTTCATTATCATACCATAATAATTCATTAATACATTTTTCTAATTCATTAATAATATGTTTATAATAACTATTCTCTGCACTTAATAATTTGTTTCGACTTTTTAATTTGATAATTTCTTCATTAAATTGTTTTGCCCAATTTCTTTGATAATTTCTATAATAATCTTTGTTCTTTTCATAATATTTTCTTTGGTGTAATCTATGTATTTCTCTTTTATGTGCTTTCTTTTCTTCTTCTGTCATATTTTTTAAGGATATTCTATTCATTCTTTTCCCTCTTTCAATTCTTTTAATTTATCTTTGCATTCTTTATATCTTAATATCATATTTTCATAGTAATAATTTTCTTCACCATAAGGTTGTACTCCTTTTTTAGGATTTTTTAATTTTCCTATTCTAATAATTTCACTATCTAACCATTTTTCTAATTCATTAATAACATTGTTAAGTCTTTTATTTTCTTTCTTTAGTTCTTCTATTGTAGTGTCTATCCATAATGTATCAGGTTTTCTTAAAACTGCATCATCTATTAAGATTTCATCATTGATTTTACCTATTATTGCCATTATCATCACTTACCTTTTCTACTAAATCTGCTTTTATTAGGTCATATAAAATATGTTCTGCTCTTACTACACTTTTTGCATATTCTTTACTAAATCCTAAAGCACTGTCATTTATATCAATTTGAATAATTCTATCATTTTCATATATACATAAGTTAATAAAGTTATGGTGGTCATCATAACACTCACTGCTTGGATTATGAACCATTCCATACTTTTCTAATTCTTTTAAATCTACATTTGATTTTATCTTTAACATATCTATTTATTCTCCTTTATTTATCTAACCATTCTAAATATTCTATTATTTGATTTATTTTTTCTCTTATTTCTTTGTTGTTTGGTTCTCTTTCACATAACAAAGTTTTGTATTTTCCATCATCTTCTATTTCTTGTATTTTTTCTAATCTTTTAGGAACTTCTGGTTTTTTTCCATATAACATTTCTTTATTTCTTTCATCTAATTCATACCCTAATTCTTCAAACATTTCTTTTGCTTTCATTCTTCATCACCACCTGTTAAGATGTTTAATAAGTCTTTAGCACCATAATTTGATATGTAGTTTTCATCTAAAAACATACTTTCTAATTTTTCTTTATTATTACACGATTTTATATATTCTATTGCTTTATCTATTTTTTCTTGTAATTTATCAATTATATGGTTTTGTTCTTCTATAAAGTCTAATTGATTTTTTAATGCTTGGTTTTCTTCTTGTAGGTTTGTTATGTAATCTAATAATTTTTTTGCTTTTTCAGGATTAATTTCAAAATACAAATTTTGTTTTGTTGCACTTTCTTTTAAATAATCTAATATTTCTTTTATTTCTTTATTCATTTTCAACAACTCCATAAGTTAACCAAAATACTGCTTCTTCTAATTTTTGTATTGCAATATCTTGTTCTCTTGTTATTTCTTTATCTAACTTTAATATTTGAACTATTCTATCCAAATAATCTACTAATTGAGATATGCTTTTTGTGATTTCTTCGTTATTCATATCCTATTCTCCTTTGCTTTTAAGATAATCTAATAATTCATTATATTTGTCTACAAACTCATTTATATTTTTAATTAAAAACTTTATATCTTCATTATCAGTGCTTGTATAACAATGGTGTAATTTTTCAGGTATTTTCTTTTCTTCTTCCAAGATTTCTACTTCTTCATTTAATTCATAAGCCCATATTTTCCAAGTGGCGTCTTCATCATCAGCCATATAATAACAATCTTGCAAGTTTAAAATTTCACCTTCGTTATAAATTAAAACTTCATTTTGTATTGCTATTTTCTTTGACACTTCTTCCCCATTTGCTATTTTATTTAATAAATCTATTATCTTCATATTCTATTCTCCTTGCATCTCTTCTATCGTTTTTTTTATTTTCTCTCTTATCTCTTTTAATGCTTTTGTCATTTGATATTCATACATATCCTTTATCATTAAATCTATTGTTTCATCTTTTACTCCTTCTTCTTTTAGTTGCTTTATAAACTTCTTTATTTCTGTTTGTTCTATATATTCCTTTGCATTATAAATATTTTTTTCTAATTTAAGAATATAGTTCTCAATTCTTTCTATCTTCCCTAAATTAGTTGGTGAATATCTATAATGTTTTTTAAATTCTTCTATATAGTTTTTAACTATTTTATCCATCTTATACCTCCTTTTTTTATTAGATAATACAATATCATAATTCGATTAAAAGTCAAGTTAATTGAATTTTTATTTTGTTAATAGTTCAATTATTTTCTCACCCATTTTTTTCTTTTCGCAAACTATAAACCTAATACCATATCGTTGTTTCATAGTTTGCATAATTTTAAGTAATGTTGATCCTTTAACTTTTGTGTGTGGTGATGTCCAATTTTTAATGTCTTCGGTTGTTTTAATCTTGTCATCCTGGATTAAAAAAATAAAATTCTTACACCCTAATTTTTTAGCACGTTCTATTTCCCTATTTATACGCCCGTGTTCGAGAGTATTGCAAAGATTGTGTGATAGCTCGAGTAAGCCATCTTTCTTGTCTATAATCGTGTTATATTGCTTAAATAACATGTAATCTCCTGTTTCAAGTTTTGAAACAATAAAATCTTGATTCACTTTGTTAAAGTGTTCAAGTATTTTTTTGTTGCCTTTTTCACGTGTATCGCAAATTATAAGGTTCATTTGTTTTCCATATCATGTTTTTGCAATATTTCAATTCTTTTTAAAAAGTTTTCACGATTGTCTAGTAATTTGTGTAGGTTTAATAATAATTCCAGTTTAACAATATCAAAATCTTTGCAATCATAATCTTTTGCTTTGAAGATGGCATCAAAAATTTCATCAGTTAAGTAGTTAAAGTATCCTTCATATATTTGTTCTATTGTTGGCATTAGTTATCATCACCACTGTTACTAGAATTAATTAGTGCAAAGAATATAAGTCCAATAAATATTCCAATGATTAATCCTAAAATAAATTCTTGCATAAAATTACCTACCTTTCATTACTAATCTATTTCTACTGCTTCATAAGTGAATTTAACAAATCCCATTTCTTCACTATCATCTAGGAAGTTAATAGAATAATCACCATGAGGATGTTCTTTATCTCTTAATCTATATCTAACATTGCTACAAGCTTTTTCTTTAGAAGTTGCCCAAGTATCGCCAATATAAGTTCTTTGATAGTCTTCTGCATAGCAACCTGTACCTTTGCCAACATAATAAACACTATATTTTTTCTTATTCATAACTATTATTTCTCCTTTTTTTGTTTTTAAAATTTTGATATTCTTCAATTTCTTGTTGATTACAATGTGGTGCTTCAGAATAATTTTTTAATTCTTTATTGTATTTTAAACCAACCATTTTACAACCATTACCTTTTGTTTTTAAAACTTCAATAACTGCATCACAATTATTAATGTTATAATTATTTGTCATTAATACATTGGCGATCTCATTATAATCAGTTTCATTTAATAAATCAGTTCTCATAATAGTACAAATATTAGCTGATTTATTTGCAATATTTTGAGTTCCAGCAATATCAAATATAGTAAGTCTTGATTTCATAAATTGTGTTTTTCTTGGATGTGCTACCAAATTAACGAT